TATTAGATAGAAAAATAAACGTACACACAAAATTTATAGAACTTTACAAAGAAGTACTTGACTAAGGTACTTTTTACTATTATATGTTACTATATAATAAGAATAGGAGAGAGACATGGGTGACAAGATAACCCCTGACAAGTTGGCAAAGACGTATCTACGCATACGAGCAGAGAGATCTATGCTGTCAGCCAAGTATAAGGAAGAAGATGGCAACCTTATACGACAGTTAGATATAATAAAACAGGCAATGCTAGATCATTGTGAAGACCACAATGTAGAAAGCGTGAGAACTTCTGAAGGATTATTCTTTCGTTCGACTAAGAAGAAATACTGGGTCAGTGAATGGGATGCAATACACAAGCTTATTGTGGAAGAAAACGCACCTCAGTTACTTGACAAACGTATCAATCAGGCGAACATGAGAGAGTTCTTGGAAGAAAATCCTGATCTTAAGCCAGAGGGATTAGAGATTGAAGAAGAAGTAACAATTTCTGTGAGGAAGAAATGAATGAACCTTTTGTAACAATAGAGGACGTAGCTAAACATTTTAGCGTGTCCATATCGACTGTTCGTGCTTGGGTAAGTCAGAAACACATACCTGAAGATTCTTATGTAAAGATTGGTAAGACTCATCGGTTTCGTATTTCAGATGTAACTGAAGCACTGACGAAAACGTCTAGTAAACGTAGCGAAGAAACAGTGAACGAAGATTCACTAGCTGAACTAGATGAAGACTTATAATATAGAAAGAAGGAGAGAAAATGGAACAATATATTATAAAAAACGTAGAGGCTCTATGGCCTAAGATCAACACAACTTACCACTTTGATAGTAAGGCAGGTAGGTCTGTTGTATGTGATGCCACGGCTGATGGCGCAGAATATTCTATACAGTTTCGTATGGATAATGCCACCGCTAAAGATTTATATTTTGCTATGTCTGAAGTATATCAAGCCAACAAGAAAGATAAGTGGGCAGATAAGTTGGAGCGTATGTTTGTCAAAGATGACGAAGGTATGTTTACGCATAAGGCTAATTTAAAAGGTGCGTATAAGAATCAAACCACTGCTAAACCCATACAGGTTGATGCCAAGGGTAACAGATTACCCGCAGACTTCATGTTGACCACAGGTAGCACAGTTAATGTAGCTGTGCAGTTTGTTCCATATGACATGGGGGGTAAACAAAATGTTTCACTGCGTCTAAAAGGGGTACAAGTAATTAAATACATACCTTATGAAGATAAAAATCCATTTGAAGAAACTGATGGGTATGTGTTTGAAGCAAAGGAAGAAAACCCTTTTGATGCAGAGGATACTGAAGTAGAAGATGCTGTGGCAGAGCCAAAGAAAGTTGCTAAGAAGTCTTCCCCTCCCACCAAAGACGCTGATGGCAACTTGAGTTCTATCGTTGACGATTGGGACGATTAATAGAACTACACCACGACTAGGCTTTTGCCGAAAGGATAACGTGCCGTATCTTGTCGTGGTGTCTTCGGCACAAGGTGGGAAAAATGGAAACAAAAGAATTTTTAGAGAAGGTTTTAGGTGATGGATACTACTCTGTATTAGGTCTTGGCGACAAGAAGGTACAGAGCTTCCATGCAACTATAGACGATGTTATAAAGAAGTCTAACGAGTTAGACGCTGAAGGTGTCAACGCATACTTTGGTTTAGCTACATTCGAAACAAATAAAGACAGACGAGTGACAAATGTAAAGAGTCTAAGTTCTTTTTACTTGGATTTGGATTGTGGTGTCGGTAAAGAATACACCAACCAGAACGAAGCGTTCTTGGATTTAAAAAGGTTTGTAAAAGCAACGGGACTGCCTCGACCTATGCTGGTCAACTCTGGGTATGGGATACACGTGTATTGGGTTCTTACTGAAAGTGTGTCATACGCTGAGTGGCTACCTGTAGCGCAGGCCCTGAAAGATACATGTATACGTCATAACTTGTCAGCAGACAATGGTGTAACTGCCGATGCTGCACGTGTACTTAGAGTTCCTGGAACACAGAACCATAAACGTGGCACACAAAAACCTGTTATGTTCTTTGGTACAGGTGAGTTTCGTAGCGTAGAGTTTGACGAGTTTTCTAGGCTCATAGGTGCAGAGGGCATCAGCATACCAACCAAAGTAGATAACGAAGAGAACGCATTTAAGAAAGCCATGATAGAGAACTCTGAGAATAGTTTTAGAGTGATACTAGATAAGACTGTAAAGGGCGTTGGGTGTGAGCAGATTAAAAACATCATGGAGAACCAACAGGATATAAGCGAACCTTTATGGAGAGCAGGTTTATCTATAGCCAAGTTCTGTAATGACGCTGACAAAGCTGTGCATAAAATGTCTGAGAGACACCCAGAATACAATCAGTATCTGACAGAAGAGAAAGCAGACCTTATAAAAGGTCCGTATACATGCGCTAAGTTTGCAGAAGAAGACCCAACCACGTGTTCGGCTTGTCCTCATTGGGATAAGATAGCGTCACCGATAGTGTTAGGTAAAGGTATAAGGAAAGCACCTGCGTCAAAGGACATACCGCTATATCCAGAGCCATACTTTAGAGGAGCGAATGGCGGTGTATATATGCGTTTTAAGGACAAAGATGGTAATATAGAGGACAAGGTGATATACCAAAACGACCTGTACGTGATAAAACGTATCATGGACGTGGAGGTGGGCGAAGCCATAGTTATGCGTTTGCATCTACCTCAAGATGGTATAAGAGAGTTTACAGTTCCGTTGACTTCTGTAACATCTAAAGAGGAACTAAGAAAACAACTGTCTATGCACGGCATAGCGGTATTAAGAATGGATGATATAATGGCATACACAACTACATGGGTAACACAATTACAAGCGAAGAGCGTGGCAGAGGAAGCTCGCAGACAGTTCGGGTGGACAGATGATGAGTGTAAAGGCTTTGTGCTTGGTAGTGAGGAGATAACGTTAGACGAAACAAAGTTTAATCCACCTTCTACACCCACAGCAAGTTTGTTCTCGTCTTTTGAACCCAAAGGCACGTTGGAGGATTGGAAAGATACAGTAAACTTTTACAATCGTGATAACTTTGAACTGCATCAGTTTGTTCTGGGTACATCTTTTGGATCTCCACTGATGAAGTTCTCTCCCATAAACTGCGCTGCTTTGCATATATACAGCAAAGAATCAGGTGTTGGTAAGACAACTGCTATGGTAGCAGGGGCATCGGTGTGGGGTAGTCCAGAAGACTTGATTATGCACGAGCGAGACACGTACAACACTAAGATGAACAGGGGTGAGATATACCATAACTTGCCAATGTATATGGACGAGCTTACAAATACTTCAGGTAAAGAGTTATCTAACCTAGCGTACCAACTGACTGGGGGTAGACAGCGTGGACGTATGTCAGCAAGCAGTAACGTGGAGCGTCACAGAGGCGAAGCGTGGAAACTACTGGCTGTAACTACAGGTAACACAAGCATGGTAGAGCGCATAAGTATTATAAAAGCCATGCCAAAAGCAGAAGCACAGCGCATACTGGAGTGCCGTGTTAGCCGAATGCAGTTTGAGACAAAAGAAGAAACAGATGTGTTCAGCACCTGTCTACAAAACAACTACGGACACGCAGGTAAAGTTTTTATAAAACACGTTATGGAGAACCTAGAAGAGGTACAGAAGCTGATACGTCAGGTACAGGAGAAAGTGGACGCTAAAGCAGGGCTTACAGC